GGTTCAACTCGGCCTCGTCAGGCACCAGCCGCCGGCAGTGCTGCTGCCAGATGCTGATGTCTTCATGCGCCACCTTCGACACGTCGGGGCGGCCATCGCGCCAGCGGTTGCCATAGACGACGCCATTACGCGTGACCAGCACGCTCTCGCCGGCGGCGTAGGTGACACCCTCCAGCACCCGCGCGCCCATGGCCTGCCTGTTCTCATCGAAGCAAGTGGCCGCCTCGATCTTGCGGGCGTTGTGGATCGATTTGCAGGGCACATGCCGGAACAGGGCATTGAAGGAATACCGGGTAATCTCCCGGCGTTCCTGAAGGTCGAAGAAGCTGTCGTCCGACACAACATAAGCGAAACGCTCATACCACTGCGACTTCTGGACCCGGCTGGCCTCCTTGCGGTCAACCTCGGCGATGATCTCCGCCGCCCGGTCAGGGTATTCCGCCGTGGGCGCCAACTTGTCCATGGCCCGCGCCATGTGTTCGGCCAGCAGTTCGTCGCGCAAGCCGGGCGTGACGCGCGGGCCGCCGTTGTCCGCCACCCAGCCCAAGAAGGCCCGCGTGTCCAGATGCTCGCAGTGGCCATGGTAGCAGCAGAACGACCGATCCAGCGGCTTGTAACGGGCGCTGATCTGGCCGTCGGTATGCTCGCCATGGTTGGGGCAGACGACGCCCAGCCAGCCCTCGGCGTTGACGCCAGACAGGACCAGGCCCTGCTCGTTCAGCCAGCCCAGAACGCTGTCCTTGCCCGTGTCGCGCAGCTTGAACGCGCGCTGCGCTGCCGTGTCAGCCGCAGCAGGCGCCACACCCAGCGCCTCGCATATCTGCGGCAGGGTAAACTCGCGGCCGGGGTGGAACTCGACCAGCCGGGCCTTAAACTCACCACGGCCGGGCTTCAGGTTCACGCTACCCGGCAGGCGGAAGTTCCGCACCGCGTTGGTCGCGCCGGGGTCGGTGTAGCCAGCCGCCGCGATGGCGTCCATGGCTGCAGTGAACTCGCCCTTAGTGGGCTGGTCGCTGAAGGCGTAGCCCCATTGGAACGACCCCTCGCTGGTTTCCATGATCCACGTCGGCGGCAGGGGAGGGGTCTTGGCCTTGGTCCCCACGTCGTCCAGCATCATCACCAGCACATATTCGCAATTGGCCGACGAGGCCGACGGCTGACCGTCCTTGAACCGCTCCAAAATGAAGGAGCCGGTGTTGGCGTACCAGGCCCCCTCCCCTTTCCGCTTGGACGGCAGGAACGCCGGCCAGGTGTATTTCGGCGACCCGTCCGCGTGTAGCACCTGCGCGCCCTCGCGCATGACAGGCTTCTGTCTGACCACCAGCAGCGTCTCCCGCTGCGGCGCCAGGCTTTCCAGAAACTCTAAGAACTCCATCTTTCCCTCCTCATTTCCCGTTTAAAATGTGCGCCCACGCCCGCCCGCGCCGCACCGCCCACACATGCTCTCTTGTCACACCATATTGCGCGGCAAGAACGCCGGATTTTGTTTGAGACTGCCTAATATCTCGCGCGGCTGTCTCAGACAGTTTTGCTTGTGGGTGGGTCTCACCCTTTCGGCGCCGTCCATGGCGCTTAGTGTCCGCGTGGTTATCTGCGGGCGAACCCCACCGTAAATTAGACGCTAGGTTGTTGGCAGGATCACCATCGCTATGCAGCACATGTGCTTTGTCATGCGGCGGCGGCCCATGAAAAGTTAACGCTACCAACCTGTGCACGGAAAATTGTTGGCGAGTACACCCGCGGGTAAGAGTCACAACCAAATACCCGCGCGATGTTTTAGATTGTGCCAGCACGCGGCCTTTACGAACGGCGTTTGAAAAGCCTTTTGCGCTGACCACCATATCACGCGACCGTACAACGCCCGCGTCGCTGACTTCGTACCTATCCCATTCAGGTACTTGACGCCAAATCATTTTCCGTACCTCTGCATGACCGCGACTTCGGCATTCAACGGCAACGCGGGGCACCAAACGGGCGCCTCACACATTACTTTAATAAGTTGTTCCGCTGCCCATTCAGCCTTAGCCTTGTCTATTTCCAACACAATTTCGTCGTGTATTGTTAGTATCACTTCTAAGCCCATTTCGTCAAGCCGCCGCAGGCTGTGCCGCAGCAGGTCGTGGGCCGCTGCCTGCGTGACGTTCTCGCAGGCCAGCCCGCGCCACAGGCGGGCGCGCGGCCACTCCGTGGCATCCGCGCCGGGCTTCCATGAGGCTTTGGCATAGGTGACCCCATCCGGTTCTAGCTTCGCAAAGGGGTAGCATAGCACACGACCAGAGGGCAGCGCATACCAAAGATGCACCCCGTCGAACAAATACGTCACCCGCCCGGCGCTGAACTCATGCCCCTTGTTCCGCATGGCGCGGGTGTAGGCGCCCTCCAGCCCCTGCCAGAACGGCACGGCCCATGGGTTCGCCCGGCGCCACGCGTCAACCATGCGCTGCGCCTCGCTCTCGGGCATGTGAACGCCGTAGATGCGCCCCATGGCAGCGAAGGCACCCACGCCGCCCGCGAAGCCGCAGGCGAGTTCCTGCACCTTGCCGACCTGGCGCTGGTCCTTGGTGACGTCGTCCATACCCACGCGGAAGGTCGCAGCCGCATTGACCTTGTAGACGTCCTTGCCGGTGCGGAACAGTTCAAGCTTGTCGTCACCGGCACCGGACAGCCACGGGTTCACGCGCGCCTCGATAGCTGACCAATCGGCCGCCACCAGCACCTTGCCGGGCGACGGTAGCAGGGCAGGGCGCAGCATCCCCTTCAGAACGTCCGTGACGCGCTTGCCGTAACGCGGCACGATCTGATGCGCGCGCACCATGGCCTGCCGCACGTCGTCGGGCGCCTCGGCGCACTTGCGGGGGAAGTTGTGGACCTGCAAGCCGTAGCTGCTGGCCCGGCCTGTGGCAGCGCCGCCGGCGAAGACAAACGCGCCGCGCACCCGCTGGTCCTCGGCGTCGGCCAGCGCCGCCGCACGGCTGAACTTGGCCACGCTGCTGGCCCACAGGTCATCGGCGCATTGGATCACCTCGGCCACGTCGGGCGGCACCTCGTCGGCGTTCTCATCGGCCAACGCCAGCAGGTTGGCGCGCACGGTCTTGTCGATCGACACCTTGGGCACCCCGTCCTTCCAGACGGTCATCAGCTTGCGCGCCTGCGCGCCCACCCGGTGTTCGACCCACGCCCGCATCTTGGGGCTTCTGACGCTGGTGATGACGCCCTCGGTCACCTCACGCACGGTCTGTTGGATTTCGACCAGTTCGTCGGCGGCGTAGCGCACCGCAGCAGCGCACAGCGCGGTGTCCACCAGCACCCCACGGTCGTTGATCCGCTCGTTCACATGGTAGTCGGCCAACTCATCGTCGGACAACTCGCGCATGGCCTTGCTGACGGCGCGCATGGCGCGCACGTCCTGTTCGCAGTAAGCCACCATCTCGGCCAGCAGGTCGGCGTCCTCGCGGAAGGTGCCGTCGGGCTTGGGGATCGACAGGGCGCGGATCAGTTGGGCGCCGCGGTGGTCTTTCTTCATGCCTGCGCCGGCGAAGCGCCCCACGTCCTCCAGACTGCCCGGCGCGCAGTTGGCCCGCGCCTGTGTTGCGGTGCAATAGAACTGCTCCAGCGCCGGCTCAGGGAAGCCATGCTCGGGCGCCAACACATACCAGAAGATCAGCCGCTCGAACGCGGCGTTGTGGGCGCGTATCTGGCCCCGGTGCTGCGCCACGCGGTCAGGGAAAGGCTGCCCCGGCTGCCAGGTCACCACGTCCTCATCGTCGAAGGCGTAGGACATGCACAGCACCTCGGTGCTGCCGTCCTGCGCGTAATTGTAAACGCCCGCGCTGGTCAGGTCACAGCGGCTGCGGCTTTCGAAGTCAAGCCAGAGGATCACAGGGAGCATACCCGGCACGTCTGGTTGCGCTTAAACGCGCGCAATGGTCTACCGCTGGCGAACTCACGGCCAAGGGCCTCCAAGTCCGCCGGCCAAGTGTCGCGGCCGGGGCTGCGGAACGTCGCGCCCATCTCCTTTTCCAACGCGACACCTTGCGCCCACAGGTCAGGGTAGTTCTCATACAGGTCACGCCATTCACCAAGGCGTTGGTAGGGGCACCAAGCGCAGTCCGTGCGCGCGGGAATGCAGACGCCGCGCTTGTCCAAATACGCCCACACGTCGGCTTCTTTCCAGCCCCACTCCCGCATGGGAAAACGGATCGCGATGTCTTCCCCAAACAAACCCTTCCGTTCTTCTTCATCGGCTCGCAGGCCAACATACAGAATCGAACCGGGCGGCAGGTCTTCCATATACGCAATCGTCGGCTGAATTTTCAAAACTCGCGTACACCACCGCGCAAACACGCTTGGCAGCATGTTCATCTGGCGAATAGCGCCTTCAAGGTCTTTTGTGTGCCGCACCCGCACAATGGGTTTACCCAGCAAATCCTCTAGTTTTTTCCAATGGTCCTGCATCGCGGGCAATTCGTTGCCTGTTTCGTTGCAGATGTATTCGTAGTCGCGCGGCTCTATTTCAGCCAGCCGCAGCGCCAATGCGGTCGAATCTTTGCCGCCGCTCAAACCTACAACGTGCTTCATGACACCCCCACAAAAAGGCCCCCGGCTTGCGCCGAGGGCCATTCCTTCTCAGGCCGCGCGACGACGACGGCGACCCGTGTCAGCAGGCGCGGGCGCCTCTTCCTCGGCTTCCGCTTCGGCTTCAGGCTCCGCAGCGGCAGGGCCTTCGAGGCTCACCCACGACACCACGTCGAACACAGGCGTGTAGATGCGCCCGTAGGACTTGTGGGTGTAGTGTTCCTTCTTCAGGCGCACCACCGGCACAGGCTTGGACTGATCCTTCTCCACCTGCGTGGCGATGGCCAGCGCCAACACCTGCACGGCGCGCTTGCCGCCCACCGAGGTGGTCGAGAAGCGGGCTTCCATGCCCTTGTCTTCGCCGCTCATGCACTGGAGGGACATGCCCACCTGCGTTTCCCAACCGCGCTTGGAACCAGCCGGGGCAGGCTCCAGTTCCGGCAGGGGATGCGATACCGGCACCATCTTCTCGCCCAGCACGTCACCGTCACCCCACGCGATGAAGCCATGGGTGAAGGAGAACGGGTTAACCGCCCAAGTGCTGTCGTCTTCCACTTCGGTCTGGTCAGCGCCGAAGACCCAATGGCCGGTCTTGTCCATCTTCAGGATGACCGTATTGCCAAGGCCCACGCCGGTGTCCAGCGACCGCAGGGACTGCGCCAGCGATTGCACGGAGGGGAGGTTAGCGTTACCGAATTTCGCGACTTCGTTCATTTTACCGTTCCTTTACGAGAGTTTACCAAGAGCAGCCGTCAACTGACGGCCGATCTGTAACGACGCTGGGCGAGGATCATCCTCGGTTGCCAGCGTGTCACCTGTTGAGACGGCGACAATCAGGTCGTCGGGCATGGCCAGCTTGTGCTTCTTCAGCACCTTCTCGGCCTGCGCGGGCGACAACAACTTTGTCTCCATCAATTCTGTCTGGTCAAGCCCGAGGTCTTCCAGCGCAGCCCGCGCCTTCTCGGGATCGACCCACTGCCGGGTGGCGCGCTTCGGCACCAGTTTGTAGCCGGGCACCGTGCCGCCTGCCTGCAACATCTGAAACGCCAGCGCCCGCAGGTCCGTGATCCACTGCTCCAGCAGGTCGGCCTTACCCAGCATCTCGCCGATCAGCGGCGCGTCCAGCGCCTTGATCTGCGCCTGCAACGCCCGGTCGACGCTGCCGGTCAGCAGCGGGCAGATCGGCTTGGCCGGGCACCAGCGGCAGTGGTCGCCGGCGGCCATGGCAGGCTTCGGCCCCAGCGCCGCCCTGACGGCTGCGAACAGGTCGCGCTCGAAGGCGCGGATGCGGTCGGGCGTGGTCACCCAGCGCTTGACCGGGGTGCGGGCGGTCGGCTGCACAATGACGCATTCAATCTCGCTGGCGCCAAGGAAGGCCCACTGCACGTCAGGCGTCCGCATGGCCGCCGCAGCGTAGAACATGGCCTGCGGGTTCTCTTCCACCGGCACGTCAACGCCGTCACCGAACTTCCAATCCAGCACGATGGCGCGGCTGCCGATGCGGCCGATGAGATCGGCAGAGCCAAACACGTCGGGCAGGGCGTCGCCGAAGCCCACGATGGTTTCGCATTCGTAGTCCATGCGCTTGTCAGGGTCGATTTCGTCCAGCGCGGCCAGCGCCGGCAACACCTTGGCCTCAATCAGTTCCGCGGTCACGGCCACGCCGTTGAGTTCGTTGCCGATGAACTCGTCGGGCAAGCGGCCGTCCATCAGCACCGCGTCCATGATGTTGTGCAGGAGGGTGCCTTCATCGGCGTATTTGGACGACGGCTTAGGCGGCATCTGCTGCGCCAGCTTGACGCTGGCCGGGCAGGCGATGACCCGCTTGGCGGTCGACCCGCCGACGATGTTGGAATGTGGTGCCATTTGACTTTCCCTTACCGTGTGTGGCATCCGTATATCGCAACAGAACCTGTTGCACAAGTCCTAAATCGGGGGTAAAAGAATTTTATGCGTGAGAGCGAAATAGAGCGGCACTTGGTCTGGCACGTCGTCCGTATGGGCGGCGTGGCCTACAAGTTTAAGTCGACCAACCACCGTGGCGTGTCGGATCGGGTGGTCTGCCTGCCAAACGGCCAGACTTGGTTCGTGGAGTTGAAGACCAAGGGTGGCCGGCTGGCGCCGTTGCAGAAGGTGTTCGCGCAGGAAATGGAACGATTGGGGCAGCGCTATGCCTGCCTCTGGACGAAGGAGCAAGTGGATGCTTGGGCTGCGACCGTATCAGGATGAGGCGGCGGACTTCCTTTACGCGCACGACCGCGCGATGATCTTGGCCCCGGTGGGGGCGGGCAAGACGGCTATCACGCTGACCGCCATGCAGGCCATGCTGGCCGACGGGCACGTCAAGCGCTGGCTGGTGCTGGCGCCGAAGCGCGTCTGCACGGATGTCTGGCCGGTCGAGGCGCCCAAGTGGGCGCCCAGCATGAAGGTGGCTGTGGCCGTCGGGACACCTAAGCAGCGCGTGGACGCCTTCGCGGGTGACGCGCAGGTGGTGGTGACGAACTACGACAACATCGAGCGCATCCCCGGCGGGATCGGGTCGTTTGACGGCATCGTGTTCGACGAACTGACGCGGCTGAAGAACCCTGCCGGCAAGCGGTTCAAGGCGCTGGAGAAGATCATCGGCTGGTTTAAATACCGCTGGGGCCTGACCGGCAGCTTCACCAGCAATGGTCTTGAGGACGTGTTTGGCCAGTGCAAGATGGTGGACCAGGCGCTGCTGGGCCGGTCCAAGGGCGCCTTCATGCAGAAGTACTTCGTCTGCATCAACCGCGAATACGGCGAGTGGGCGCCGCGCAAGGACGCGCTGGCTGCGGTCATGGACGCCATCCGCCCGGCCACATTCGTGCTGGAGCCAGGCGAGTACCAAGACAAGCTGCCGCCGCTGAACGTGGTCGAGATGCGCTGCAACATGACCGACCGGTTGCCGTATGAACAGATGAAGAAGGACTTCTTGGTGCAGTTGGACGGCCAGCAGATCACGGCGCTGTCAGCCGCTGCGGTCACCAGCAAACTACAGCAGATGTCCAGCGGGTTCGTTTACAATAGCCAGAGCCTAGCGCATGAAATCGCCGGAAAATTTACGCCCATTCAGGAGGCGGTCTGGTTTTCTTACCACAAATTCGACCTGCTGCACGATATTTTAGAGGGCAACCAGCGCGACAACACCATCGTCGTTTACAATTACAAGGAAGAACTGGCCGAGTTGCGCCGGCGCTACCCTCACGCCGTGACGATTGACGACCCCGACGCCATCGCCCGGTGGAACGCCGGCAAGGTCGAACTGCTGCTGATCCACCCCAAGTCGGCCGGGCACGGGCTGAACCTCCAGTATGGCGGCAACAAGATGGTGCTGATGTCGATCCCGTGGTCGCTCGAACTGTACGAGCAGGTCGTCGGGCGCCTGCACCGCGGCGGCCAAACCGCGCCAGTCTGGGTCTATGTCCTGCTCTGCAACAAAACCATTGACGAGCGTATATGGGCCGGGCTTTATGACAAACGCGCCATCTCAGACATGGCCTTGGACGAACTGAAGGGACCGAAAGAATGAATTGGCGGGAATTGAACGCCCGGTTGAGCAGCCTGCGCGAAGACGAGTTGGCCAACCTGATCGAAGAAGAGCGTCAGGGTGAGCGCCGCACCACCCTGATGATCCGTATGCACCAGCGGTTCACCGCGCTCCGCGCCATGCGCGAGCGGCGGGAACTGCTTACGTCAGCAAGCCCAGCGCCTTAACATACCGCTCGCGCACGTCCGCTATGCCGATCAGGCCGCCGTTGATCCGTTGCCGGCACTTGTCCAGCGCGTCAGCGTCGGCCAGTTCGTTGCAGCCGTTGGCGGCCCAATAGAACGCCGCGCTTTCGGCGGCGCCTTCCTTAGTCTCAATCCAGCTTGGCAGATCATCTACCAGCATACCCATGGTCTGCGCCAGCTTTTCGTAATTGTACCGCCCGGTCGTCTGCATCAGCCCGCGCCCGATGAAGCGCCAGCCGTCGCCGGGGTTCTTGTTCCCCATGCGTCCGCCGTAGGCCGCCTCGGCGATGGCCTTCTGATCCGCCGGGTGCGCGTCCGTGCGGCCCACCTCTTCGGCGTATTCGGGCGAGAAGTACTTGGGCCACTGCGCCACCAGCGCGGAAGGCTTGTAGTTCAGGTTCTCGCGGATGGCGCGACCGCCGTTGCTCTCGTGGCCCGTGTTGGCTAGGAACATGGCGATGCGCTTGGACGTGATGATGCCGTGCCGGTCGCAGGCGTCGTTCAGCACCGCGGCCCATTCGACCGGATCGGTCCAACCCAAACCCTGCATTAACTTGGAAGTGATCACCTGCGAGCCATCCTATTCATCGCGTCGGTCTTCTCTTTACTGCCGGCGCTGCTGCCAAAGTAGTACGCTACAACGCCGCCCCAAGCCGTGCCAAGGGTGCCCAGCATGATCAACAAGGCCTCAGACCCGCCGTGCTGCGGCAGGCCGTTTTGCAGCATGTAGAACAGAGCGCCGAAGTACCCCGCCGTGATCAACCCGGCCAAAATGCGCGGGGTCCAATCCTTCGCCGCGACCTCGCGGTTGCGGGCGCTGTCACGGTCGGCGTTGGCGATTCGTTCTAGGTCGATGTCCAACTCGCGCATCTTGACCGCGAAGTCCTGCTCGGCGGTCTTCAGCGCCAGAAGCTGCTCCGGCGTGGCCTTGGCCGCAGCCTCGGTCAGTTCAGCCTCGGTGCCGTCTGGCTTGCCCAGCAGAGCCTCAGAAATGGCGCGTGTGGCCATGCCGGCCAGAGGGCCGCCGACGGCGCTGGCGATGGACGGCGCGACCGTGCGGACAAGGTTCAGAAGCTGGTCCATACTATCGCTCCAACATGAAGGTCAGGTTTTGGTGCCGAGGATAGGTGACAGTCCGCTCACCTTCAGGACACTTGTACTTAATGGTAGCCAACAGCGTCGCCCGTCCTTGGGCGATGGTTTCCTTGTCGGCAATGTCCAGCAGGTAGGTGAAGGTGTCGATCTCAGGGCCAGCGGGACCGGTGAACCGCGTCATGCTTGGCGTGGCCTGGTGGATGACGCCAGCGCCGTCGCGCACGGTCACCTCGAACCCTTCGACCGAACAGTCGTCGCGCTTTTTGACCCGCGCCACTGTTACCGTAACG